GAACTAAACTTGTAGTTGAAGAGGAGGGCGTTATTGCTCAATACGGAGACGAAGAGGTTGAGGAAGTCGAAGAGGAGGAAACCGAAGAGGTTGAAGCAGAAGACGAAAAAGAAATGGCATACGTTTCAAAAGAGGAGTTTATTACTGCTCTGGAGGAGATTGTTGCGATGATCGAAGACCTAAAAAGCGACAAAAAAGAAATGTCAGAGGAAACCGAAACAGAGCAAACAGAAATGTCAGAGGTTGAAGAGGTTAAGGAAACAGAGGAAGAAGTTGAGTTAAATGCTCAATTATCAGAACCTGCAACAGAGCCACTAAAACACGCACCAAAAGAGGAGAGCAAATTTACTCCTAAATTTAAATTTAACAAAAATACACATAAGTCGGCTTATGACGTTATAGTCGAAAAAATTAACAATTTTAATAATAAATAAAAATGGCAACAACAACATCAATTACAACTACCTATGCAGGACAGTTTGCAGGAGAGTATATCGGAGCAAGTTTATTGGCTGGTAACACTTTGGCTAACCAACTGATTACAGTTAAACCTAACGTAAAGTTAAAAGAGGTTATTAAGAAAGTGGATTACAGTTCAGCTATCGCTGATGCATCTTGTGGATTTGACGCACAAGGAGGAGTCACTCTAACAGAGAGAATTTTAGAGCCAACTGAATTACAAGTAAACCTTGAATTATGTAAAACTCCGTTTCAATCGGATTGGGAGGCAGAACAAATGGGCTTTTCGGCACACGACTCTTTACCACCAAGTTTTTCGGATTTCTTTATTGCTCGAGTATTGGGCGATATGGCATCAGTAACAGAACAACAAATTTGGTCTGGAGCAGGTACTGCAGGAACATTTAAAGGATTTACCACTCTATTCGGAGAGGCTGATTTTGGAACAGACGGAGGTCAAACTATCGCACCTGCGGCAGTTGATGCGGCTAACGTACTTGCTGAATTACGTAAAATTGTAGACGCTATGCCTAATGCTCTTTACGGAAAAGAGGGTGTACTTCTTTATGTTTCACAAAACATCGCAAGAGCATATGTTCAAGCGTTAGGAGGTTTCGCTGCTAACATCGGTGGTGCAGGTATCGATAACAAAGGTGCTATGTGGTATAATGGAGGTGCAGGACTTTCTATTGACGGAGTTCAAATAGTTGTAGCAAATGGTCTTGCTGATAACACAGCAGTATTGGCTGAAAAGTCAAACCTATATTTCGGCACAGGCTTGCTTGCGGATCACAACGAATTGAAAGTCATTGATATGGCTGACATTGACGGAAGTAAAAATGTGAGATTTGTAGCACGTTACACCGCAGGAGTTCAGTACGGAATTGCATCGGATATCGTTTATTACGGAGCATAATTTTCAAGGGGTGGGGAAACCCACCCTTTTATTAATCTTTTAAAAAAAAATAACAAATGGCTTGTACACTAAACAAGGGACGATTAGAGCCCTGCAAGGATAGCGTTGGAGGATTGCAGGCAGTTTATTTTATCGACTACGGAACATTAGGAGCAATCAGTTATGCTACCGATAGTGATGAGATTACTGCATTGGCAGGAACACCTACGGCTTTCAAATATACATTAAAAGGAAACTCTAATTTAGAGCAAACAATTACATCAAGTCGTGAAAACGGAACTACTTTTTACGATCAGTTAATTACTTTGACTTTGAAAAAATTGAGTCCACAATCACACGACGAATTAGCGTTGATCGCAGTAGCAAGACCTCACGTAGTTGTTGAGGATAATAACGGAAATGCCTTTTTGGTAGGTCTGGAATGGGGCGCAGACGTGAACGGCGGTACTGTTGTAACAGGTGCAGCAATGGGCGATTTAAGCGGCTACACTTTGACATTACAAGGTATGGAGAAGAAACCTGCAAACTTCTTGCAAGGTGGGGTTTCTGGAGTTGGGATTACAGTTTCTACTAATGAAATTGATGATATTTAATATCAACTAACCAATAATTATAAGAGGGTAGCCGAGAGGTTGCCCTTTTTTTTTACGTTTTTTTTCATTTTTTTTTACAAAAGGCTTGTTTTATCAAAAAAAGTTAATATCTTTGTAATGTAATTAATAATAAAAAAAGACAAAATTATGAAATCACAATTTGAAACATCAAAAGAATTTACACAAATTAAAAACCACAAAATGATTGGAAAAACAATTACAAAGTGGGTAACAGGTTTAGAAGTTCAAGCAGTAGTAACAAGAGTTTGGGAGGATAAATACTCAATAACATTTGAAACAACTCACGAACCTGTACAATGGGGAGATGACCAATTTACCAATACAACTTGTTCAATTAGAAAATTTGACGGTTGGATAATAGGAACAGACCACTTAACAAAAGAGGATTTTATAAACTAAAAAAAATAAAAATTAAAAAAAAATATTCGATACCCCTGCAGAAATGTGGGGGTTTTTTTTTGTCTTTATGCAAAAAGTTCTGGTTTTGTCGTTATACAATTATGATAGTATTAAAATCAATAACAGACACACAAACATTCTATATTATTACGAGGGAAACTTCGGTTAATGTGGAAACGATTTTGACTGACGATATTACAGGAACTGAATATACAGGAGTCGGTGTTTATGAATTGCACGGAGATTATTTAAAATGCAGTTTGGATTTTGTCGGTTTATTAGAAAATACTTTTTATACGTTGAGGATCAAAGATACGAACACAGAAAAAATAATTTACAAGGACAAGGTTTTTGTTACAAACCAAGTGATCGATCAAGTCAATCAAGACAGTTACACAATTAATAAAGATCAGTACAAACCTCAACCAACAAGCAATAATGATTACATAATATTATGAGCAGGAGAAAACCAATACAAGGCAAGGTCAATGTTGTCAATTTAAGTAATTATACGAGCCCAAATATTCAAGTCCAGAAAAACGAGGATTGGGTAACGTATGGAGACAAGAACGAATATTTTAATTATTTATTAGACAGATATTCTGGCAGTCCAACAAACAATGCTATTGTGAATGGTATTAGCCAAATGATATACGGCAAGGGACTCGATGCAACGGACTCTAACAAGAAACCAAATGAATATGCGGAGGCAATATCGCTTATAAAAAAGGATTGCGTTAGAAAGTTAGCAAATGACCTTAAATTAATGGGACAATGTGCTATTCAAGTTATTTATTCAAAGGATCGAAAAAAGATAGCACGAGTAGAGCATCTACCTGTTGAAACAATCGCAATTGAAAAATGTGATGAGAACGGAGATGTAAACGGATATTACTATTTCCACGATTGGGCGAAGTATAAAAAAGGAGATGAGGTTACAAGAATACCTGCATTTGGCACGAGTAGTGAGTCAATCGAATTGATATACGTTAAACCATATGTTGCAGGACATTATTACTTTTCGCCTGTTGATTACCAAGGTGGCTTACAATATGCAGAGTTGGAGGAGGAGGTTTCCAATTACCACCTAAACAACATAATGAACGGCTTGGCACCAAGTATGTTGATCAACTTCAACAACGGAGTACCGAATGAAGAGGAGAGGGAACTAATCGAAAGACGTATTTTAGAGAAATACAGTGGCAGTTCCAATGCAGGGAAATTTATACTTTCCTTTAACGAGAACGTAGACACACAGAGTAGTATTGAGGCAGTTCAATTATCGGATGCTCACAACCAATATCAGTTTTTGAGTGACGAGTCAATGCGAAAAATTATGGTTGCTCACAGAGTAGTGTCGCCAATGTTGTTAGGAATTAAAGACAATAGCGGTTTAGGGAACAATGCAGATGAATTAAAGACGGCTAGCACATTAATGGACAATACGGTTATCAGACCATTTCAAGAGTTGCTAATCGAAGCTTTTGACGAAATTTTGGCATTCAATGGAATTAGCTTAAATCTATATTTTAAAACATTACAACCATTAGAATTTACCGAGATTGATAGTGAACTTGTGGACGATGAAACACAGGAGGAGGAAACAGGAGTTAAGATGTCGGAACAAGTCGAATTAACAGACGAGATTTCTACGGCTATTTTAAACAACCTAAAACACGATGAGATTGGCGATGAGTGGGAGCAGGTCGATGAGGTCGAGTGTGACGGAGAAGAGTTTGACGATGAGGTTTGGGCGAATTATTTATTAAACCCAAAACAAAATTTGGCTCAAAAATTAGCAGGGTATGTTACCCCAAAACCAAGCGGATTTAGTTATTTGGACAAATCGTTTTATAAGATACGTTA